TCTGGATTGATAAGAAGTCTTGGTAGTCAAGGATGTTGCACAAGCTTCTTTGAAGAATACGGCAAGCACGACGCATGTCCTCAGGATGGCGGAACGCACCCCAGTTGATACTACCAAGGGTGCATAGGGCGATCCTGCCCTCAGCATCGTCAAGTCGCTTGAAAGGCTTTGTAGGTAAGAGAATTTCACAGCAAAGATTACTCTGGTAAATGGTATGATACTCGGGGTCAAACGGACCCTGGTTCATCACGTTGTCAATGAACACTAGATAGATACGACCAGTGTCTGTTCTCTCCTTAAGGATGCCAGATTTGAAAACTTCTTCTGCAGACATAGTTTTCTTCCGGAGGTCAGATCTAGCTTCATAGCGGACATAGAGATCCTCAAAAAGAGCAGTGTCTCGGTAGAAGGCTTCATATAGGTCAGGAACTTCATTGGGGTCAAAGAAAGTGATATGCTCTTTGTTTTTAAATCTACGCCAAAAGAAAGCAGATAGGACCACACCGTAATCCATGTGTCGGACTCGTGTTTCTTCGGTTCCTTGATTGTTCTTGAGCACAATAAGATCATCGAATTGATGATGCCAGATTGGATAAAAAACTGTAGCCGAAGCATTGCGAATACCACCTTGTGAACATGAGCGTAGATCGCCAAACCATTTCTTTAAGAAGGGAATCATGCCAGTGTGCATGATTTCGCCACCACGAATAGGACTACCCAATGGACGTAGTCGACCAATCTCTAAACCAATACCAGCACGTTTGCTGGCATACTTGGCCATCATTTCGCCACTAGCAAAAATGGAGTCAAGATCATCATCACTACGAATGAGCACACAACTACTGAATTGCTTAGTGGGAGTGCCAAGCCCAGCAAGAACAGGAGTTGCGAGAGTAAATAGACCGTCAGAAGCTGCATTGTAATACTCCTTGATATAGCGCAGTCTCGCACTATTGGGTTCCTCTCGATGGAACACAGTGGCCGCAGCAATCATGTATCGCACCTGAGGTGTTTCAAAGATTTCCTTGGTGGCTCTGTTGCGCACCAAATATTTTTCAATCAGCTGCTCGATAGCAGCATAACTGTATTGTTCATCCTTGGAATGATCGATCATGTCATTCATGCGGTTCCAGTCTTCTTCTGAATACCATTCTAGAAGTTCAGCAGTATAAAGTCCTACTGCAACGTTGCGTTTGACAATTTCATACAGACTCGGGGGCTCGTAGCTACCATACACATCTTTGCGCAACATGCTGAGACGTTGCTTGCCTGCTACATATTGATAGTTGGTATGACCAACATCGGGATTGGATTCCACATCGATTAAGTCCACAATAGCTCTCAGTGAGATACCGTCGATTTCTTTTGTGGTAATACCGTCGTAAAAATGTAGTTGGGCTTTGATTTCTATCATTGACTGACTTACATCAGCTATTCCTTTACAGACCTTGGCTACCTGATTCTGCCATTTTTCAATATGCAACGGCTCTCGCTGGCCGTTTCTCTTTACCACTGTAATCTGCGTCATTGTTTACTCTTAATTGTATTTTTGTTGCACTTGTTTTTGAGTCAAATGCTGTTTAATTTCTAACTCGTGGTTGGTATTTACGATGGTGTCTCTGTCCCAATTCAGTATATATTTTCTTTGGCCTACTAGGACTAAATTGTGCCCTTGCTGTGTCAAAATCAGCTCTGCATCTGTCAAATCTGCATGGTCCAGCAAACTTATAGTATACAGTATTCCTAGCCCTCTTGCAACATCACAATAGATATTGTCGCTCAAAAGTTCCCAGGGATCGGGCCAAGTGTCTTGATCATCCCAGTGTAAATGGTAAGGTCGCCAGGGGCAGCGAAACCACCAGGAATTGATTTGGGTCAGTGCAGTGTGTGCCGGCTGATTTTGTAGTTGATGACGTAGGTCGGCCCAGGCGTCAAGCCTAAGCTGAAAGGTGTGTGGCCACATTAAATTCGGAAAGCAGATACTGAAAACACAATTGTTCCATCGATGCCTGTGTTGCTGGTAGTATATTTAACATCAACCTGGTTGGTGGATTGAGATACTGAAAATGTTACACCTGTTGATAAATTTTCCGAATAGTCATCATCATAGGTCAGTGTTCCGCCACCGGTGGGAACAATTTTTAAAGATCCTTGTCTTATACCAGTATCTCTAACAATGCTGTAGTTAATTGTCACTGATCTAAAAATCAAGATACTAAATGTATAAAAAGTTTGATTGACGGTATTGTTGACCAATGTCTGCTCGGCCTGTGCTTCAATGGCGTTGGGCCCAATGTCAATGATGCTTCCACTGACCATGCCAATACTGGCCTGATTAAAAAGATCTATTCTTGGGTAGGTATCAGAATATACAGCGGTTCTTTCAAACATGTCAGCAATACAGACATTGTTTGAATTTTCAACAGAGATTATAGAGGTAGCAGGATTTGTCACACCATCGAAGTGGTTTCCAACATCATAGAAAATATTGTGTCCAGTGGCATTGAGCTCAATAGCACCGAATATCACACCTTGGGCATAAATGTTGTTGAAAAAATTGTGCAATACTCTAAATCCAGTGGCACCGCCCGAGACAGGTGCCACATCTCCTAGCACAACACCCTTGAACAAAGTATCAAATTTGCTGTTGCTGACTGTGATACCCTGTATTTGTTCATCGGTGTTGATGCCGTAGGTTGTGCCAGTGAATGTGCACTGATCAAATGTTATCGACTGGCATATCAACGAAGCAGAACTGTTGAATCTCACACCAGCAATATTGTCTGCATCAGTGTCAAGATCTGCCGTAGTCAATGGTCCCATGAAGTTAACATCAACAAATGAGCAGTTGACTGCACTGTCTACTAAAAATACATCCACTGCATTATCCAGTGTTTCAAATCCCATGTCTCTAACAGTCACATATTGTGGAACAATGGCTCCATTGTTGCCAATGTTGGCGCCAGTCTGCTGCAGACTGTCTCCGGTTCTGGCCACATAAGCTCGCAGTGCACTGTCATCGCCCGGGGTCATGGAAATCACAGAGTTGTCCTTGCCTTCGCCATACAAGGTAGCAAATGGAGGAATCACAATGGTTGCATTGACTTTGTAAACACCAGCAGGGAAAAACAAGCTTCTTCGTATCTGCGGGTTGACTTCTCTGCAAAATAGTTGATACAGTGCGCGATTAATGGCATCGGTGTCATCAGTGACTCCGTCGCCTACTGCGCCAAAGTCTTTGACACTGGCATACTGGTCTAGCCAAGATTGTAGACTTTGGCTGACTGGGGTTCCGGGCGTGGGACCAGTTTGAACTACGTAACCAGCTGCTTCACCTTTGTAGGTATAGGTGGTTTGAAATGCCAATATGTCGGAGAATTCTGTGAGAATTTCTGTGTTGCCAACAACTGGGGCACCTTCTTCCAGTGTGCCGTTGCCTATGAACAAGCGACGTTCATCGATGCTCCAGCCCAATTCTGCACCGGCAAGCTGAGGTAAATCTTGTTGTAAACCTTTGCGGTTTGTAATTCTTGAAATTTGAACAATAGCCACTGTGATAGTCCTTGATCTATCACATATTTAGCGTGTCAAGTAGTATAGCTCTACTCGTTTCATCCACTCATTGGCCCAATGCGCAAACTCATCAGGATTGACTTCGAACTCCATGTATTCTGGGGTGGTATAGCTGCCGTCTTCTAGCTGTTTGGGTTGGCACGCCATTAAAATAACACCTTGATCAATAGTGGTTCCATGTATTTCATTGTGAGCTGCTGCATACGCTGCTAACTGCAAAAAATAGTCTTCGATCCACTCACGCTTTTTGGGACGGTTGGTTTGTTTAAAGTCCATGATAGCAGGCCGACCCTTCCACATACCAATCAAGTCTGTTGTCCCTGCATATAACCCACTGTAATACAATGGGACTTCTACACCCCAAAATTCGTCTACATGCTGGAGACCTTTGAGGATTACTTCAGCAGCCATGAACCAGCTTGGGTGTGCAAAGGGATTGTTAGGCAATGGCTTCATGTCCCCTTTTAATACATATTCTTCCAAGTAAGCATGCATTCGTGTTCCACGGTTAGCAGCTTCTGTGGTGATTTCTTGAGCCTTGACTTCGCCCACACGCTTTTTCCAGTTGGCCAAAGCTTCCACCTTTTCCCTGGGTTTGGTTTTGTCAAGAATGGTTGTGACACTGGGCACCTTAGATCCATCGGGCAAACAATAATGGCGTTTGCCATCAATGGTGGTGCGGTCAAGTGGTGCGTAATTGTAACGTTGAGTGATCATAATTTGTTTACTGTGATGCCAGATTTTTCCAAGAATTCAATGCCTGCGTTGTCTCTGTATGCTTGACCAAAATACACTCGACGAATTCCTGCTTGATAGATCAGTTTTGCACAATCCAAACAGGGAGCATGAGTAATAAAGATATCAGCATCCAGGCCACTGTTAGTAGATTTCGCCAGTTTTGCAATAGAATTTGATTCAGCATGAAGGACCTCGAGTTTGGTTTTCAGCCCTGCAGTTCCGTCTTGTTGGTAAACTTCATCTTCGCAGTTGTTGTCCCAACCTGCGGGCATGCCATTGTAGCCGTAGCTGATCACAGTGTCGTCTTTGACAATCACCGCACCTACCTGCAGGCGACGAGCATGACTGAGTTCAGCAGTGCGCCGAGCCCAGTCCATGTATAGGTCAATGTATTTTTGTTTCATTGTTTAATAAAATTATTTAAGATAATGTAGTAGAGTTTTTTCAAAGTGTTGTAATTGATTGTCGTAATAGTGCCAAACTCTCTTTTGATTTTTTAATAATCTTGTCAGAATCTGACTTCTATCAATTTTATTTTTAATCAGATGTAAATTGTCAGTGAACATGCAGTCAATTCGACTATGAATGTTATCGATATTGTCGTAACGATGATTTATTATATCGTCGAACACATCAAATCCTTGAGATCTAAGGTATTCTATTGTGCCCGGATTTGCAATCAACATAAAAGGATGTAGGGCCAAGATTGCATGTATAGTTTTTTCGGTTATTGGTGTAATTGCACATGTTTCTAATACAATGCTTCCGCAAGCTGAATTATAAACATCCTTCAATGAAAAAAAGTTTAATCCATTGGCTATCTCTGGGCTACAATTGGGAATAGTGTTGTAAAAGTCTATTTCTCCAAAAAATTTATCTGAACCAAAACTGAACACAAAGTCATCAGGATATCTATCAATCCAATTTTCTTTTACTATCTGACGGTGGTTTCTAATAGTCCTAGTAAGACATAACCATTGCCCGGGTGTTGAATCGTTGTTGATTACAAATTCTTCTTTTATTTTGTATTTTAAATCAATGAGATAAGCAATGTTTGAAATCGTATTAACGCATAAGCCAACTGGCACAATAGATCTTAGATTTTTTGTTATCTCGATTGGTTGTAAAAAATCTTCGTTTAACAAAAAAAAGGTACCAGTGATGTTATTACTAGTTAACCAATGATCAAGATAATGATATTGTTCCTTCGGCGGGTAATCATATCCGATGATAATGAAAATTCCCTGAGGACAGTTTTTAATAGCTTGGGCAATATCCTGCCAGGCAGTGTGCGGCCAAAAAACAAAAATTTCGTTAAATTGTCTTCTGGTCCACAAGTAAATCAGACTTTTGATAATGATTTCATTGTTCATTAAACTCTAAAACTTTCTCCGCAGCCACAGCGATCACGTTCGTTGGGATTGCGAAATTCAAAACCTTCATTGAGGCCCTGTCTCACATAGTCCACAATCATGCCTTTCAAATACACGTCATGACGTTGATCTACCAACACCACAAATTCAGGTTGAACATAATTGATGCAGCCTGGCTCAGGTGTATATTTGTTCACATATTCTAACACATATGCGAGTCCACTGCAACCTGTGGTTCGAACGCCCAGCCGAATACCTGCATAGCCCTTGGCTGCAACCAGTTTGGCAATTTTGTTTCGAGCTGTGTCAGTGAACGTTATCATATTGTTTTATAAATTCTTCCAATTTACTTTCCCAAACAACAGTAACATTGTATCCCAGTGATTCCAGGTATGTTTGTCTGTCAGAATCCAATTGCCATTTTTCTCTAGCAGTTTTCTTTAACTGGGGATGATAAAAATCTTCTTTGAATACAGTTGGATTACAATGCCAATAATCGCCATAAACTTCAACTATGTGTTTTGTGGTTTCATTTATGTAATCAGGTTTGTATCTACCTATTCGCTTGTCTGTTTGATATCCAACTAACACATTTTCTAAAAGTTTTTCTTTTTTACTTCTTGGAGATGTTTTTGCTAATTCAAGGGCACAGATAACGCCGTATTTTTCAAAAACAGTTTTATCTCGTTTTTGATAATATTCTGCATCATGAGTTTTACCGTAAAACGGTTGTTGATTGGCTGGTAAGTTTTTGTTCCAGGCCGTTTGTAATCCTTGTGTATTTTTATTCCAAGGTATTCTGCCTTTGCATGAATCGGACAACTTTTTAGTCCAGGTGTCCCTATTTTTTTCTCGAGTCGCATACCGATCAGCATTCCATATTCGTGACTCTTTCATATCTGGATTTCGCTGCCAATGCAACTTTGCTGAACAAGATTTTGAACAGCATTCTATTCCAGACTCTTTAACAAGTGTCCCGCATACAGGACAAGGCTTGTGTCCTTTTTGATATCCGGTTTTGTTATCTTTTCTTAGAGAAATACCACAACCACAGTTACATAGATTTTTCATAACTTTATTTATCAAAGTTATTTGCTCTATGTTTGCTCGTGTTTTTCTTTATAGTCTTTGATTGCAGCGGCGATGGCGTCAGAAGCAAGGATTGAACAATGGATTTTGACTGGGGGCAGGGCAAGTTCTTCAGCAATTTGGCTATTTTTAAGAGCTGCGGCCTCGTCCAGCGTCTTGCCTTTAACCCACTCGGTAACAAGAGAGGAACTCGCGATTGCACTACCGCAACCGTAGGTTTTGAATCTTGCGTCTGTGATGATGCCATCTTCTACCCGAATTTGTAATTTCATTACGTCACCGCATGCCGGTGCGCCGACCATGCCAGTGCCCACATCGGGGTCATCCTTGGCAAAACTACCCACGTTGCGTGGGTTTTCATAATGTTCCACAACTTTTTCCGAATATGCCATATTGTTCCTTTGTTAATCGAAAGTTTGACTAAACATTCGGCCTCGATATCTAAAAGTCACTGTTTCACCACGCTGCACTGTGACCGGCACCGAATCACACACTGTGCGATAACTGATTCCGCCGGGCTGCGACTCGCCACGACCGGCTTGATAACCCACCACACCACCCACCACAGTGGCAATGTCACGTCCTGAACCACTGCCGATTTGATTGCCAATTGCAGCTCCTGCAATGGCTCCCAGAACTCCACCTGCTGCATTGCCCGAAGTGGCAGGAGTTTGAACAGACACTTCTCGACACTGCTGTTGATATGTGGTAATCATGCGTGGTTCAATTCTCACAATTTCCACAGTGCCATAATTGTTGTATTGGGCCATGGCACCAGCAGACGCAAACAATGCAAACACGATTGCAAATCGTTTCATGGCATTCTCCTTGAGTGGATTATACTATATTTAACGCCTGAGGTCAACCTTTGGTTTACTCAGTCTGATTATTTGTTCATTCCGCGTTTCATTGCGGCTTTGGCGTTTTTGTTTACGATGTCTTGTGCAGTGTCCACTGACATTGCAGTGTTGACTTCTTGATTGCCGCGATAGCGTATGACATCCGAATTTGGTTGAACTGGTTCCAGTATGTTTTTGAGCGGCTCTTTGAGCACCAACTCGTCCAGCATCTGGTCATTGATATTGACGCCAATGTTTTTAGCTGCATTGATAAATGCTTGTTTGCTGATTTCTTTTCGTGCGTTTTGATCTTCGGCGCGACCAGCAAGAAAATCAACCAGGGCGGCTAATTTTCTAGTGTTGGCCGTGCCGTCTTCAAATTCACGAATCAGCATTATCTGCGCTCACGACCCAGGTCAGCAGCGGCGCCAGCAGGTTCTTCGGCACCTGCTGCACCAGCGGCTGCGTCAAGGTCTGCGGCAGCGGCATCGAGATCTGCGCCTGCTGCATCCATATCTGCAACAGCGCCAGCATCAGCTCCAGGCATCATGCCAGTGTCCATGGCAGCAGGTTCGCCTGTGACAACTCCCAGGGCAGCATCCATCTGCTGTTTGCCAGCTTGTAGATTTTGCACCAGACCGCTGAGTGCAGCAGTGGCATCAGCATTGAATTGGTTGGCCTGTTGTTGGCCAACTTCGTTCTTGATAGAGTCAACCAGTGCAGGAAGATCTTTGAACTGCATGGCAGTGATTTCTTCCAACATCTTCTGCATCTTGTCTACCATGTCTTGTGCTGCCAGCACAACTTGAGCTTGTTGAACTTCGCTGGCTTCACGCAAAACTTCAGTTTCACGCATTCTGGCTGCCAGTCCTTGTTCCATGACCATGAGCTTCAAGTAAGCAGAATTTTTCTCGCTGCGATGAAAATCAGGTTGGCGACGTTGTTCTTGTATTAGGCCGCGCACGCGATTCAGCATGTTGCGAGTCTGCTTGCGACTCAGATTATCAAATCTAATGTTTTGACCAAAAAAACTTTCAAACACACGAGCGGTTTGTTTTGATTGTTGTGGCGTGGCCAGATCTTGCAGTTTCATTTTCGAATCCTTTTTGCTGTAGGTATTTAGCCCAATTTAAACATTTGTTCAATTGAGTTTCGATATCTTTTTTGTGCAGAATTTTCAGTTCCAGTTTGATTTCTATGTTTTCTTTCAGCACCGGGTCACGACTTTTGTTGGCCACACCTGCACGAACAAATATGTCGTTTTTGATGTTTTCCAACATGTTGTCCAGATTCAACAGATCCCGAGCCAAATTGTATTGTTGATATTTGTCGGCCACACACCAACTTATGGCTGTGCGTGTGCTGTGAAAAAATCCCTGACTTTGATCGTTGATGAATACTTTGTATCCGAATTTCTGGGGAACAATTCTATATCGACCAAATGCTTCGTAATCGCCTTGATCATTTTGCCAAATTAAGCTGGGCAAAATATCCCGAAACTCCACGCGAATCAAACGCTCGAAATCTTGATCTCTAATCATTTGAACACATATGTTACTAGTAGATAACCGATAACAGCTGTCAAAAATCCAATGATGCCCACTCCCCATGCCAGCAAACGATCATTGTTTTTGTTGGACATTTTTTCAATGCAGTTTTTTACTGTGGTCACTGTGTCAGCAACAGAGACAATTTTTGCCTCCATGTTTTCTAGTTTTTCTTCTATGAATTTATAACGCTGAGCACATAACTCAACATGAGCTTCCAAGCTCTTTTTTTCAATTTCGGTGGTGTCACTCATGATCAGTTATTTACCGTTACAACGTCGAACCAAATGTTCTGTTGACTGCCGTCTGAGGTCAAAAATAAATTGGTAACAAATTTTTCATCCAGGCCTGTCAACATAGGAACACCTTCACAGTCTTGTTTGAGTATGCCAAACGGATCTTGATCCTGTTGATATATGCCTTCAAACTCCACTGCAAATGAAAAATTCCAATAATTGTTGTGGTTTACTGGTGTGGAAACGTCGAATATCTGTGTTCGTAGTTGCAGCAGTTGAACAATGGTTTCCAAATTTCTTTGTTGGTTTCTAGCTCTGTCCCAGCTGGATTGATCCACAATATTGTGACCCGCAAGATCAAGAAACGGAACTCGCTGAGGCTTGAAGTGACCTGTGATTCCAGTTTCTGTGATGTCAAAGATTGTGCGGCACTGTATCTGCATGATGCACGATATTTAACCGCCAACAAAAAACCCCGGAAATTCCGGGGTTTGTTGCATCAAATATGATTTGATTAGGTCGATAGCTTGAAGCCAGCGTTGGTGCAAGAGCTGAACTGGTTGGTTCCAACAACACCAGCCACGTTGGCAGCAGCCAAAGCAACTGTGGTGTTGGCAAATGCGCCAACTGGGTAAACAGCAACGCTTAGAGCGGTGCCGTCAACTTGATACATAGCAACTGTGGTTGTTTGCTGAATAGCTTGTAGAGCGTTAGAAACAAAACCATTTACACCTTGTTGAGCAGCCATGGTATTGGCAGCAACGAAACGGAAGAACTCAAGTTTTGGACCTTGAGGTTGAACTGGTGAACCAGCTGTGGATGTTGAAGGTGCAATAGGACCGTTCTGGGTGTCTAGTGCAAATACTGGTTGTGCATCACCATTAGCGCGAGCGAAAAATGCCATAATAAATCTCCTAAGTAAGTGGCCTCATTGGGCCTACTTTTATTTATCCAAACGGCAAAAAATTACTTCGTAGCTGCGGCTTTACGGGCAGGATCTGCAAAGCCGCCTGCGGTTCTGCTCACAACCTTGGCACGGCCTGCAGGGGTGCTAAACACCCAGCCTTCCTGTCCCGGCTGTTGCAAATCCAGCTGTTTCTGTAGGTCTATTTTTAATTCATGCAACTTGTTCCATATGGCAAAAGCAACACTCATGCCCAAGATATTGCTACGAGGACTCTGTAGATATTCCACAATGTTGTTATATTTGCGAGGGGTGACCTTGGTCTTCAGCCACTCGCCAAATGCCTGCGGGGTTGCGTTGGAATAGTCTGTGCCTTTAAGACTGTTGATAAAATCTTCCATCAAGCTTGGCAAGTCTGTGATCTGTAATGCTCTCAGTTCTGCAGGATTGAGAAGACCTTGCAGTGCCTTTGCATTTTCACCACGAGCATAACTGGCCAACTCGCTCATGATTTTTCTATCAAGTTTGAGATTTTGTAAAGTGTCTACTGTGGCACCTGTGACCATGAGCCCAGGCACTTTTTTTAACTTGGATTCAGGATCTGTGACTGGCTGTTCAACGCCTGTGGGATTATCCATGTAGGTGTGTATAGCTAGACCAATTTTGCTGTCTTTGATTTTTTGTCCCAGCGGACTGTTTTCAGGAATTCTATATGGAATACCGCCCATTTTGTTGGGCTGGAACAACAAGAGGCCAGCGTTTGCTTGCACAGGATCAGTTGAACTGTAGAGCATGTCTCCTTTGAAATATCCGCGAAAGTTTTTGGGTGTGGCTGCTTCTAGGTAAGGCCATAGTTCTTGATACATGGGCAACAACTTTTGAACTCTATCAGCTTTGTTACCTTTGGCTGCTGCTGTTTGATCACGCTGAGCCATGATTGCGGCAATTTGTTCAGGACTACGAGCCAGACCTTCATAACCCACAGCAGTGGCTCCGGCTTTGTCTGTGAGCACAAATTCTCCGGCATCGTTACGCCCAAAGATCACAGCTGGACTACCGTCCCACTTGATGGTGGCATATTGCTTGGTGTTCTCAGCAGTTTGTTTGATAATGTCCAAGGCTTCACGAACACCTGCAAGTCCTTTTTGAAACACCAGGTCTTCGATATAAGGTATGCGAGGATTTTTGGCTTCCGCTAGATGTTGTTTTTGTTCATGCTCAATCAACGCATACATGCCTTGATTCACAATTCTATCACGCAGTCGACCCAGAAACCCAACATCGTCTTCTCTCAGCATGGGTTCGTTAAGTCCTTCGCGCTTTAAGTATTCTCGGAAGTCTGCCAGCTTGGCATCTCGTTGCTGGTCCGTGGCCAATGTGGCGTAGATACTTTCTACGTTTTTGAGATTCTTTCTTGTGGCAGTGGGTCCCAACAGTGTTTGTGCCACATAGTCAGGATCCATGCCATTGGGCACTAGTTGATTGGTAGCTCTGCTGAACATGCCATTGGCTCCAACTTTGAGTCCCAGTTGCTTGGCAATGGAGCTCATCAGCACATTACGATTCATGCCTTTGTAGGCACTGTCTTCGCCACCGGCGTAGTAAAATACTCCCCAGTCCAAGTTGGAAAAAAACATAAAATCTGTTTGCACAAATCCATTGGAAGGTTTGCCAGCAATGGGCACTCTGAGATGCACTTCTCCGCCCTTTTTGACCCACTCTTGTGGATCTTGGCCCTGACTTTGTATAAACTGTGTGAGCTTGGCGGCCAGTTGTTCTTTGTC